TATGTAGCTATCATCATCGAGCCAGCTTCCATGCCCAAGCTGTTTCTGATTCGATATTACCAGCCCGTTCTGGATGTCGTGGATCACGTTTCCCGCCGCATCCATAGCGAGCATCCCGTCGGCGTTCGAGATCCGCATGAGCCGGTTGTAGCGGTCGGTGATCGTGATTCCGACGTTATTCAGCCGGACTCCGAAGTACCCGATCCGCACCGTGCGCTCCGAGTTTGCGATCTCCTCGGGCGGGAAGTACGGCCGTCCGAAACTGTAGTGCGTCGTGCTCGTGTCTGTCACCGGCCAGATGGCGAGGTCGGTGATGAGGCCATCGAAGCTTTGGGCTCCGCCTGTTATGTCCCCTACATACATTGCAGAGGGAAGGCTGAATGCTGCGATAGATCCTACACTATCAATATTTAGGGCCGCGCCATTCAAATATACTGACACACTATTCCCGCTGACATTGAATGCGATCTTGATATGATGCCAGGTTTGTAGGGTTGCATTGCTTACGTATGCTGCGCTGTATCCATACCGATACGCTGACCATGCGTTGTTGTGCCATCCGACGAACCACCGATCGTATGAATAGTCATACACAATCCACAGATAGGAGCTCCCATCGGTCCAGTGCATCACGGTCTGGTGCCTAGATGTATCGTAAGTGAAATATGGCCTCACCCAGACCTCAATCGCCATGGCATTTGTGATTTGTCGGTTGTATGTCAGGCTCCCCGCCGCCCGCGTCGTCGGCGTGAAGGGAGTCGCGTAGGCGGATTTCTCGACCTGGATGTTTCGGATATAGGCGTACTTGTTTTGCTGGTTGCCGACTCCCACAACTGTTATATAAATCGCCGTCGCGGAAGCGCGGATGGTTCGCGTCACCGATAGACGCACCCACTGATCCGTCGTCGTTGTCGTGCCATACGAACTGTCCCATCCTCCAACATAGTCCCATATCGACGCTTGCACTCCTGACGTCATTCCTCCGCTGCTCGGGATATAGGCTTCAAACGAGAGCGTGACGATATCGCCAGAAGCGAAGCCATTCATGCTCCCATAGTTGGCAATGTACGCCTCACCAGCCAGGGTCGCATGAGTGTTCGTCAGCTTGAAGGACAGAAAACCGTCCGACGCAAGTCGATCCGAACTAACCGCAAATGTACAGTTGTAATATCCCGAGTGCGTGTAACCGGTGATATGCGGTTCGCTTCCCTGGCAATCGCCGTGATCGACGTAGTTCGTCGTCGCCTTCCAGACGCCGATTGCCCCGCGCTGCGCGATCTCGGCGGACTCGTAGGAGGAAGCGGCAGCGGCCTTCTCGTATTGGATATTCCGGATGTAGAAGTACTCGTTCAATGCGGCGTCGCTCTGGATGTAGATGAAGAGGCCGCCCCCGGTTGCGGCGCCGTTCCACGTGAACGTCATTGATATCCGGTACCATCCGTCCTTGGTGGTCGGGGTTACTGCGCCCGCGTTGTGCCATGCCCCGCTGTAGTATGCATCGGCATACAGGCCGGTTTCGGAGACCGCAATCCCCGACGCCGTTGGGATGTAGATCTCGGCGCTCAGAGTCCATGTCTCGCCCGCGGCGGCCGGCGCGATCACTCCCGTCGCATAACCGTCCAGGTAGACCACCGCCGGCGTGCCGGCCGCAACCGTCTTTGTGACCTTGCGGCAGTTCGGCTCACCCGTCACCGGGTCGGCCGCGAGGGCGAACGTGCAATAATACAGCGCATAAGGTGTCACACCCGTCACATGCGCTGCGTTGTCCGCATCGTCGCACGCTGAATGATCGACGAGGTTCTTGCTCCACCGCTTGCACCGTGGATTGATGCTCCCGCCGATCAGCGGCGGCTCGGCGACGACCACGGGCGTGGCCGACGGTGACCGGCCGAAGGAGCTCAGGCAGTCCAGTTGCGTGAGGTCGAAGAGCTCGACGCCGTCCGGGAGCGGATGATCGCCAGCGTACACGTCCGCCGCGAAATCGAGCGCTCTGGCCGCGATGCTCCCCGTCAGAACGGTCCGCGCCACGCCTGCCACCGGGGCCGGAAGGCCTCTGTTCACCGTCGCGACGCTCGTCGCGCTGTACGCCGCGAGACCTTCGAGCGTGTACTCGTAGATGCTCGTGAACGGAGAATCTACAACCTCCATCACGATGCAGAGGTTGGACATGCCCAGGAACGCCGACTCGGTCAGGGTCACGATGGACCCGATGCCGTGGTCACTCACCCTGGTCTGGAACCTGTACGTGTACGGCGCGTAGTAATAGTGCCGGTAGAGGCCGGCGGACAGACGGGTCGCATCGGCCGCGGCCGTGATGTGGGGCGCGTCCACCGTGAGCAGCTTCTTGCTGTTCGTCGCCTGCCGTGTCTTGTGGATCGTCGTCGACAGGATCACCGATCCCGCGCGAACATTCAGCCGCCGGATCCACGCCTGCCCGGACCCGCCGTTGTAGAGGCTGATCTGCGCGCGCCTTGCGCTTGCCGTGAACGTCTGCACCGAGATCCCGGGATCGAGGATCGACTCCAGCGCCGCATTCAGCGCACCGACGATTTCCCCGTTCGGGTGCGAGAACTCCATGAACGTGCTCTGGACGTTCGACGACGTCGGGTAGTACGCCGACGCCGCCACGGGGATCAGGCAGTTGTTCGCGCCGTTCCCGCCCTGCGTCTCCGAGAAGATGATCTGGTCGTAGAGCGTCTCGTGCTCGGTCCAGTCGACCTCCACGTCCTCGTACGTCCGGTCAGTCCGCTTCGTCTCCAGCGATCCGAGCAGATCCCCCGACACCCCGGAGGAGAACGTGTGCGTCGAGGTCGCCGTCGAGGGGAAGCAGTCGAAGACATTGACCTTCCCATCGGCGCCGAAGTATATCACGTAACCGAACTCGTAGAGCAAGTCCGAGAGGACATCCCAGTAGGTCCGTTCGGGATCGTCGACCGAGAAGTAGTCGATGGTCTTATCGATGGTCGTGACGTTCATGTCGCCGACGACGAACCCGGCCGCGTAGCAGAGCTGGTGCAGGATGCTCGCCGCGGGCGTCACGGTGTCGCAGACCTTGTATGCCGTCCAGACGAGGAACGAATCGATCTTCTGCCGGAGGCGCTGGCCCATGTCGGTCGCGACGCACGAGTACCGGTCCGGCCGCGAGTCCATCCGCAGGGACAGGTCCGGGAGCAGGATGCCCTTGAAGTAGGCCGCACCATCGACGGTCACGGTCACGATGATGTCCCCGCCGGTCGCCATGATCTTGTTGTAGACCGCCGAGTTCCAGAGCATGTCCCAATCGAGCCGGTCGCCGCAGGACTTCACGTCATTCCACAGCCGCCGCCGGCGTTTGACGCTCGCATGAAGTACTTGTTCGGTGATCGTCGAGGTGCTCGCGTCGGGAAAGGTCAGCGTCCAGACCCAGGTTGCCACGTCAGTACCCTAAGGCTTCGGCCGATTCGATCTCGTTGCGGATCAGGATCGCGAAGTCCCGTAGGTCCGAGATGAAGGCCCCCTGCGCGTTGACGACGATGTTGACCACGCGCGCCGAGTAGGCCGCCGTCCCTCCTCCTCCGCCCGCACTCTGTCCGGTGCCACCCCCGTATATGTCCATGTAGTTCTGCCCGGCAGTCGCCCAAGTGCCGACCGGCCGGTTGAAGACCCCGGTCAGCTTCTCCCCTAGGTCCCCGGCCGTGTTCTGCGCCGGCTCCCACGGGGCTTTGAACAGGTTGTGCCCGAAGTCCGCCAGTACGTTACCCACCCAGGTGATGACCACCGCCAGGGCCTCGAATCCTCGCCACAGGACCTCGATGATATCGACAATAGGCTTCAGGATCCCGCCGAGGATTGTCAGGTATGGCGCCACCATTTCGCCGATCACGCGGCCGATCTCTGCCAGGCCCCCGATCACCGGGAGCAGGATCGTGTCGATCACGGGAGCAAGGACACCAAAGAAGCGGTTGAAGACGACGGCAAGAGGTTCGGAGAGAACTTTGAGAGTCTTGACCGACATGGCTGCTTCCTTGAATGCTGTCGCAACCATGTTTGCCGGACCGGCCATGGCAGTTAGCCAGTCGGTGGCCTGTATCTCGGGGCCTCCGGGACCCCACAGCCCCCGCCCTTCCTGATAGGTTCGATCGACCGGGCCTCCTCCCTGTTTTTCCCGGATGAACCGGACGGTGTCCATCGTATCTTTCCATGCCTCCCGGATCTCGTCACTGACTTCCTGGTTGTATAGCCCGAGTTCATAGTACAGTTGCGCGACCTTCTCCCACGCCGCCATCCCCTTCTTGGCCTGGTCCTCAGCCGAGATCAGACCGATATCGGCCTGTTGCCCCAGTTTCTCGATTTCCAATGGTGCCTTGGAGTAGGCTTCCATGAACTGCGCGGCCGCAGACTTCTCCCCTCCCGAGGCGATCGCCTGACGCATTTCCTTCAGCTTCTCACTCAGTCCGAAAATCCGAGCAATGGTCTCGGCCAAAGGATTCAGGATGCCATTGATCAGATCGTTTCGCATGCTGTTCAGGAGCGGTTGCAGGACGGCGCCGAACGTCGCCTTCAATGCCGTCATTGCGTCCATGAACTTCTTCGCTGATCCCTCCAGCTTGGCGGCTTCCGGATTGAGCTTCAAGAACGCGGCTTCACAATCGCCCGCCATCCGGCCCAGTTCCTTCATTCCGATCGCCACGGCCCCAAGGATGCCGCCGAGCTTCAGCATTCCCATATTCAGGCCTTCGCCGCCGACCTTCAGGCTGGCGAAGTCCTTGTTCAACCCTGCAAGATTCTGTTTCGCCGACTCGATGCCCGGCTTGCTCTCGTCTTTCGACTTGATCGTATAGGTCAGGGACGGGTTCATCTACAGCCCCTTCTTCTTCGACTCGGCCGCGATCTTCTCGCCGAACACTTCCCGGGCGACCGCCACCACCTGCATCGTCCGGACCGGCTGATCCAGGAAACCGCCGGCCAGGGGAAGCGTGTGCAGCGCCCCGGTCATGCCGTCGCTCGCCGCGAGTGCCCCCTGCACGATCGGCCCGAACACCCGCGCGTCCTCCTCTACCTGCTCGTCGGGCCAGCGTCCGCCATGGACGTAGACGGAGGCGACCCGGCGGACCCGCTGGCGCTCCTCCTCACTAAAGGGATCGACCTGAGCCACGTCTGCACGACGTGCGAGTACAGCGTCGCGCTCCCGCGGATCAGATCCCAGACTTCCCGCGCGCTTGCTTCCCGCTCGTCCGCGTGGTGGAAGTTGTGTCCGACGATGCACCCCGGGATCACCTCGTCGGCCGCCTTGGGATCCTTCAGCGGGTCGCCGAGACGCACGGCCTCGGCCTGCGTCGGCTCCCGGAGCTCCACCCAGGACTCGCCATAGAAGTCCCGCAGGTCGCGCTCCTGATCGGTCGGCTGCTCCGTCGTCTGCCACGCCTCCCAGAGATTCACGACCGTGCGGAACACGCCCTTCGACCGCGCCTCCTCGATCGTCACCGCTTGCCCCCCTTCCCCGCGATCACTCGCCGCCACTCCTCCTGAAGAATAAGCACGATCTCCAGAGCGCGCGTCGGCTGCTCGAACATCCCCCCTTCCACCGGCAGATGGAGCAGATCGCCGGTGTCCCGCGCGACGGCCGCGCGGAAAGCGTCGATCTCGAAGGAGAACCGCGCGCCCTTGATCGGATGTCCGCCGAACGCCGCGCGGGCCTCCTCCCGGAGCGTCTTCCGCTCGTCCTCTTCAAGCCTCTCGCCCTTCCCCCACTCGCGACGCATGCCGCCTCCTACGCGATATACTTCGCGTTGAGACCGTCGCGCAGCGTCACCGTGATCATGTTCGCCGCCGCCGTCTCCGTGCCCGCGAACGACAGGGAGAATGGCGGACGCTCCGTCCCTCCGACTCCGATCGGCGCGTCGGTGATGTAGGCCACCGGGATCGAGATCGTCAGGATGTAGTAGTAGCTTCCGGTGATCACCTCGGTGCTGGTGAACACCAGCGAGATCGCCAGCGGCGTCCCGCCTTTGAAGTTCGTCGCCCTGGTCGCCTTGCTGGTCGTGTCCCAGAGCACATCGAGCGTCCCGGATAGCACCCGCCCCTGCGGCTCGATCTCGGCCATCTTGCCCCCGGCCGCGTAGGCCGTGAAGAGATCGTTCTCCAGGTTGTTTCGGTAGTCCAGGGACGCCCCGCGGACATGGTACGCCGCGCCGCCGACCGTGAAAGCCCCGTGGGAGAAGTGAAACGGCACCAGGGTGCTCGGCGTGAGGGACTCGTTCGTGTCGGTCGTCTCATCGTAGCCGACCACGCCGAAGGTCGCGCGGAGGTAGTCCCCGCCCCGGGCCTCCAGGCGCATGCTCTCCAGCTTGCACCCGATGTACCCGTAGATCTCGGCAATCCGGTCGACCGTGATGGTCAGCTTCGCCAGCGAGCTCGCCGCCACCGAGCTCATCGGCGTCATGACGTGGTCGTAGACCCCCGCCGCGACCGCGGACTGGGTCGCCTCGGCGCCCAGCACCGCCGAGAGCAGGATGCCGATCTCGTCCGGGTAGCACATGCAGGAGAAGTCCCCCTCGACCTTGCTCCCGACGATGTCCATCCGGCCGCTGCCCTTCCGGCCGACAAGGAGATCGGCCCCCTTGTAAACCGGCCGATAGGCCAGGTTCTCCCGGCTGAAGCTGATCGCCTTCGTCGCCGCGACGATCGTTGACCAGTTCGACTGCGCCCCAACCGCCAGTTTCGCCCCTACTCCTGCGTACATCTCCCACCCCCTCTACCGTGCAACCGTCTTTCGGATGTCCACCGTCACCGTCACGATCCGGATCTCCAGAGCCCCCGGATCCGCTGGGTAGTAGACGATCCTTCTCGTCGAGATCAGATCCACCTGCGCGTCCATCTGCCGGTCATCCCGGATGATCTCCCGGATGGCCTCGGCGTAGCGCAGGATCCGTTTCGTCCCCCGCGCCGCGCTCCCGTCCGACAGGGCGACCAGGATCTCGGCGGTCAACTGGATCTCGTCATGACCGCTGTCGAGGTCGCTCTCGATCGGCGCCTCCGTCGGGTAGATCAGGACGACCGGGTACCTCGTCTGCCCCCACGGGTCGGCGTCCGACACCTCGTACAACACCGGGTCGTCCAACGCAATGCTGTCGCCGCGTTCCGTCGTGATCGCGTCCAGGTACGTCGGTACGTTCGACGAAAGCCAGGTCTTCAGGTCGTACAGGATGTCCTCGATCGGCGATCCCGCCGCCATATCAGCCGCCCCCCTCCCAGTACTTCCGGACGTGCTCCACCACCGCCCCCTCAGCGATCGCGTTCGCCTGCCCGGAGGCCAGGGTATAGTCGATCGCCGAGCTCAGGTACGGCCGACGGGGCATGGTGACCGAGGGCTTCAGGAGGTAGAGCAGCTTCACCGCGCCGGCCTCGTTCCGGACCGTCCGCATCCGGACCGATCCGCGCCTGGTCCGCACCTCGGCCCGAAGAAACATCGGACGCAGGGCCAGGAACTTCTGTCTTCCGCGCATGGTGAAGAAAAGGCCCGGGATCTCCCTCGGCCGCTTCCCTTTCGCCAGTGGATCGATGGGGATGGCCAGGTTGCGGGCGGTCCGGGCCGTGATGACCCCGCCCATCTCGTGGATCCGCGCGTAGACCACGTTCGAGCCGACCTGGTACTCGAAGTCCGACACCCGCCGCGGAGTGATCGACCGCCGCAGCCGGCCGGTGCCGACCTTCAACGCCTGCCCGGTGAGGAAGTATTGCTGCGAGTTGGCCGCCATCCGCTCGGAGATCCGCCGCAGCACCAGGTTATGGAGGCCCGCGAGATGCTGCTCCCAGTCGGCGAACCGTCGCCGGAGCTCGGCATCATCGACATGCAGCCGATAGGTCACCATGCCCTACAACCCCCGCCGGCGCGACCGATAGCCGTCCAGCACGTGCCGGACCGTTCTCGGCGCCCACTCGTCCAGGATCGACACCCCGCCCTGGAGGATGTTGACGGCGGTGTCCGCCCAGTTCTTCCTCGTCCGCCTCTCCCACAGGAACCCGGTGAACTCGAACGCCGCCCCGACTAGGTCGTGCGGAACCAGCGCGCTGCCTGCGCCGTACCCGCCGGTGTACACACACTTCACGTTCTGGAGCCCGATCGAGAAGACATCCCCGTCG